GAAAAGAAGACAGTAATGAGCGCCCTTGCCGGGATAGACTTTTACAACTTTTACAAGGCAGAGGCGAAAGTAAAGGGGGATACGCTCGAAAAGAATATAGCGGATATTGACGTAAAGATATCGACGATGAAAGACGGTTTGAAAGATCGTGAAACATTCATTTCCGATATCAAGATTGCAGAAACTGCGGTCAAAACTATAGAAGGTGAACTTCCAGGGAAAGAGGCCGAAGGGAAGATCATCGGGGATCGTATCAAGGCGCTTGAACAGACATCTGCAAGCCAAAATGTTATCAAGGCACAAATTGAAGATCTCAAGGCTTCAATCAGTAAAGATGAAGCTTCCAAATCCGATTCACTTTCGGCGCTAAAATCGATTGAAGTATCAGTTTCTACCCTTCCAGAGAATGTTACTATCGTAAACAAGTACGAACTATTGAAAGCCCGTGAAGCCGAAATCAATTCGGACAAAACTGCATACCTTGAGGAAGGCGCGAAGTTAAACCATGAATACCTTACGAAAAAAGAAGCGCATGACAAAGAAGTGAAAGGAATCGAGGCTGAACGAACGGCGGAAAATGATAAGTACCGGAATGGACATAATAACCTGGTATCGACTCTTGCAATGATTGACCGCGATATCGAACGATATATGGCAGACCTTGCAAAGCCGATTACCGATCATTGTCCTACCTGCGCTCAATTATTGCCGGCAGACGCTATCGAACACGTCAAAAAAGAACGCGAAACGATTGTCGAGAAACTCGAAACGTTGAAAGCAAACAGAGATTCAACGTCCGCACAAATTGCGCAACTAGATAAAGAACACGAAAGAATTATTGCCGCTATCGAGGAACGTCTTTTATTTATCGATGACGTAAAAACCGTTGAAAGAAAACCATTCGATGAAACAAAGCTGAATGAAGTAAAAGCGGAACTATTGACTATCGATATCACTTCGGCTCGAAAGGTAGTACAAGAGGCAAACGGTGCTTCAATCCGTATGGATTCCCTTAATGAGAAAATAAGGGAAATCGAAATGCGCATTAAAAATGCAACGGTTAAACTGGAAGAACTGAAACCGTTAATTGACGAAACGCTACAATCAAGAATCGAAGAAGCTAACACTGCTCTGGATACGGCAAGAAGTGAATACCGAACGTTGACCGACAAACTTGCAACTGAAAAGGCAAATTTGAAACATGCAAAAGACGCACTGATTGACCTTGAAAGTAAGGAGAAGGAAATCGCACTTCTCGAAAACGACAGGGCAACTGCAATGCGTGAACTCGGAGAATGGAGATTGATTGAACAAGGGTCCGGACAGAACGGAATACAGGCGCTCGAACTTGACGCACTTAGTCCCACGATTGCCGCGGTTGCTACGGAACTCTTGAAAGAATATGAGTATGGACGGTTTTCAATACGATTTGATACAACCAGGGAGGGAAATAAAGGCAACCAGATCGAAGACTTCATCATCTGGGTTATCGATTCACGTGATGGAGACGAACAAGAGTTTGAAACGCTTTCAGGTGGGGAATCTGCATGGGTTCGTTATGCCCTTATGTCTGCATTCTCGATTGTACGCGGGAACAACTCTGGTGTGAAATACCTTACGGGATTCTTAGACGAATCGGACTCAGCTCTTTTTCCTGAAAGCCGTGTTTCGTATTTCCGTATGCTTGAATCATCCTTTAGACAATCGGGAAAGATACATACGATTGTGGTTACTCATTCTCCTGAACTCCAGGAAATGATTAGTCAGAAAATAGACGTTACAGAATTGGGAAGCGAGGTGTTAAAATGACAGTCTATGATTATCTTATGGCACGAAAGGCGGACATTGAGGATAAGATTATTCGTAACGGCTTGACATCCGGCTTGGTTGTCCAGAAACGTGAAATATCAAAGGAACTTGAACACTTGACCATCGAGGATGGAGCGAAAGAGTACGTCGAGGATAAAAAGAAATACGGCGACGACGCAATGAAAGGATGGTACAATGGATTTTAGAAAACTATGCAACCAGGCATATAAAAACGCAACGAAAAAGGGATTTTATGATAAAGATCCTTCTTTCGGCGCGCTACTTATGCAAGTTGTCGAGGAGCTTGGCGAAGCGTCGGATGCGGACCGGAAAGGGAAGAAAGCGAAAAAAGGTGATGCTGAATATATTGCGAGAATTGAAGACCCACAAGTATTCAAGAATGTTTTCGAGAATCGCTTAAAAGATACCGTTGAAGATGAACTTGCCGACGCTTTTATCATTCTAGCGGGGATATGTAAACATCGAAATATAGATATAGAATCATCAATTATTTGCAAAATGCGGTATAATAAAACCCGCAAACGTCTACATGGGAAAAAGTATTAAAGGAAGCCATGAATAAATTAACCATTTTTATGTTTATTTTCTTATCATCTTTACTCTTTGCGCAAGTAAATGATAAAAAACCGCCGCCGTTACTGATTACCGAAAGTCAACTTAAAAAGATTTACCATATAGGTAAAGAAAATAATGTTCCATTATCAATTGTACGGCAACAAATAAAAGAAGAATCGGGAGGTGATTGTCATGCAAGAAGCAACTTGACTACTGAAGGTTTTTACTCGAAAGGTATTTTACAGATTTACGACAAACCGGGGAACGTTGATTGGCTACTATGGAAGTTTTGGAAAGATGATCCGAAAGACTTCGATATTTATGACCCGATAGACAACGCAACTTTGGCACTTCGATATTTATCATGGTTGCATAGACAGTATGGAAGTTGGTATAAAGCACTGATTTTCTACAACCATGGGGACATCAAGGGATACAGTGAAGAAACCAGGGCATATGCTCTTAGGATAATCAAAGCTGAATAGGAGGGATTATGGCAGAACACATTTATTGCGGTTCAGGAAAAGACAAAGAGTTTCAAGATGGCGGCCATCTTCTAACGATTACCTTGAACCTGGACGAACTTGAAAAAAACTTTTCGGCATACGGTTTTACAACCAATACAGGAAAGCGGACAATCAAAGTAAAGGTTTCAAGACGGCGAGAAATAGGCCAATACGGAGAGACCCACACCGTCGAAATAGAAACATGGAAACCGAACGCAACGGGCCCACAATCGACGCAAAACGCTTCAAACGGTAAAGGATACCAGGTCCAGGCTAAAAGCCCGTCAAAACCCCTTAGCGTTACCGCTAACGAGAGTTTAGATGATGAGCCGGACTTCCAGGATGATAATATTCCATTTTAATTGACAAAGATATACCGTTATGATATACTTTATTTAAGAGGTATATCATGACAAAGGTTTGTTTTAAGTGCGGGAAAGAAAAAGATATTGATTTATTTTATAAACATAAAAAAATGTCAGACGGGCATTTGAATAAATGTATTGAATGTGCAAAAAAAGATTCAATAAAACATAGGAAAGACAATCTTGAAAAAGTAAAAGAATACGACAGAAACAGAAAGAACAAAAAGGAAAGAACAGAACAACTAAAAAAACATTTCAGAAAATTAAAAGAGATTGATAAAGATGCTTATAATAAAAAACGCGCTGAGATAAATAGACGATATAAAGAAAGAGATAAAGCAAAAGAACGGGCAAGAGCTAATTTATTTTACGCCGTTTCAACTGGTAAAATAAAAAACCCTTGTAAGTGTGAGAGATGCGGGAAAGAAGGTTATACAGAGGCGCATCATGAGGATTATTCAAAACCTCTTGATATAAATTGGCTATGTGATTCTTGTCATAAAAAGAGACACATAGAAATAAGATCGGAGAAGAGGAAATTGTTAAAGGAGTTACTACATGGCTAAAGAAAAAGAGAAACACGAAACGACGGAAGAAATCGCGGACGGACTTGTCAAATCATTGAACGAAACCGAAGGGGTGCTTCGCACGTTCCGCCAAATTGGATCGTACTATTTCCGAAAGAGGATCCAAATGAGCGACATTGAATTGACGAAACAACTCGACACGGATACGGAAAGTTTTATCAGGACGCAAAGTGAATACTGGACGATGTATTACTTTCTCAAAGGGAATAATCTGCTTGAAAAATACGCAAAGTTCAGGGGTGAAATTCACGCGATAATCCAGAGGAAGATGAAAGATCCGGAAACAAAAGAGGTTAAACCCGATGAACCTACCGCATGATATCCGGTTTTTATCCCATCCATTCTTTTTGCGTTCACTTCGTAAGTCCGGTTTTTCTGATTGTGTTTTGAAGGCTAACCGTGCCGCCGCTTATTTTCAACTACAGTTGAATAGCGTGTTACTCGGTGATCGATCAAAGACGCAAGAGACCAGGCTTATCGAAGCGATTGCAGAAATGGAGATATATCTTTCCGCGGTTATCAATGCACTTGACGCGCAAAGCGATGCAAAGACGGCGATACAAACCAGACTTGAATCGTTAAACAGTGAGGCATTGAAAAAATGAGTAAAGTCGAAACGTGCAAAAGGAAACGTCGTTTCGACTCGAAAGACGAAGCGAAATCGGCTATCTTTCCAGGACAGAAGAAGTTTATGCACGCGTACCTTTGTGACGTGTGCGGATTTTGGCATTTAGGCCATAAAAGATTTTCGCCTGAAAACTTGACAAAGGGGGAAAAGAAGGTATAATGGGTTAGTCTGGTTGAATAGTTTCAAAAGAATCGTACCCTTTTGTGACTATTTTATAATATCAAGTTAGGCCATTCGAGTTGTCTGCGGTACGAACGCGAAAGCGTGCAGACTATTCGGGTGGCTTTTTTATTTTCCGGAGGGAAAAATGGAAACAAAGATGACTGTTAAAGAACTTTCAAAAATATTGAATGTTTCAGAACGTGTGATTCAAAAGCACGCCTCGGATATGGGACTTACACAGAATGGAATACAGACAGTTCTTGACGAATGGGCTGTAATTGAAATAAAAAACAGAATAAGAGATAGCGGTAGGAAAGACCTCGCAAACGTATGCGAGGTCAAGAATATTACTACTGACATAGAAATGATTCAAAAAGCAAAAGACTTCATGGCCTGGGCAATAATAAAAATTCAAGAAGAAACAGAAAAGCGTATTCAAGCAGAGCGTAAGAATGCAATTTTAACGCATGTAACAAAAACATATACGGCAAGCGAGATAGCAAAAGAGATAGGTTTCCGATCAGCTCAAGAGCTTAATCAAGCAATGGCTGATTTTAAAATACAATACAAACAAAATGGGACTTGGTTGCCGTGCGCTCAATATTCAGATCGTGGACTATTTGAAATAAAACAGCAGGAACTTGATAACGGAAAGGTTATTTATGATCGACGTATAACACAATTAGGTAGAGAGTTTTTACTTGAACAATTCAAAGATGAATACAATTCCTGCAAAATGCAAGTAAATAAATAAAATTTGTAGGAGCCTTGCAATTATAACCTATGTATGATATATTTATTAAGTCAAGGCGTGGTTACCCTTGACAAATCGCCTTGTTAGAGGTGATAGTTTATAGAGCTTTCTTGTATCCCTACGGTGCTAACACACCGGACACCGACTAACCATCGGGGGGATGCAAGAAGGCTTTTTTTATTGTCGAGGTGCAATACATGAAAGATTCTTCAAATGGCATGGCTGAAAAAAGGAAAGAAAAGGGGGAGGAAATGAGCAATCAAGGATTTACGCCGGGGCCGTGGAAAATTGAATGGATGGATGCTAAATTGTATTTAGGGGAAGATAATGTTATTGGAGAGTTCCCGGTAGGTATATTTTCAGGGAAAGGTAGAAACAAGTTATATGTATGGCGAAGATTATTCGACAATTTCAAAAACGAAGATGCCCGACTTGTCGCCGCCGCTCCGGATATGTACGAGGCATTGAAACTGGCGCTTTCGTTCCTTGACCATAGCGAGCCATCGACGGGGACAGAGCGCGAAGTAATAGACCTGTGCAAGATGGCATTAGCAAAAGCTGAAGGGGGAAACAATGGCCAAAAAAAAGATCGAAGATCATCATAAACGCTCGGAATATAGAGATTTTGGGATCCCATGGGAATGTAGAGTGGAAATACCACTTGAAAAAAACTAGACCGTGTGGTATATTTTAACTGTCAAACAACGGGGACTGTTTGACAAATGCGCCTATATAGGGGCATAATATAAGAGCCATTTATGAACCTAGGGGTGCTATATCACCCCGAAGCCTCCCCGGGCGGGTTCATAGATGGCTTTTCTTTTTTGTAGGTGTAATTATGAAAATGAACGAGATTGAAATCACGATTGAAGGTAAGGAGATATGTCTTTCACAATTTAACTTAGAACGTTTTGGTATTGACAATGTATATATCACCTTAGATCAAGCTGAAATAATTGCAAATAAAATAATTAGATTATCAAAGGAAGGGCTGTACAATACATGACAGATTATTCAAAACGATCTTCATTATGGTCAGATTTTCAATCTAGTTTTGGGAGATAAACAAATGGCAGCTCAAAGGTACATATCAACGTCGTTTTGGGATGACGAGTGGATTCAGAAATTAGATCCTTCTGAGAAGTTTCTGTATCTCTATTTAATGACAAATCCTCTTACAAATATCGCAGGGGTATATAAAATCACTACAAGAAGAATAAGTTTTGATACTGGTTTTAATTCAGATACGGTTGGCCATATTCTTTCTAAGTTTAAAAAAGATGGTAAAATACACCAAATCGGTGAATATATGGTTTTACCATCATGGCCTAAGCACCAAAAATGGCAGAATAAGAAAACTATAAAAACAGGGATTGACTTAATTTTATCTCAGCTAAACAAAGAAGAAATGACGGAATTGATAAAAACAGGCTATAAATACGACTTAAAGCCGTTTTGTGATATCCTAGGTATACCCTATACATACCCTATCGGTTCTTATGGGTACCAACCGAGCTATTCTGATATTGATATTGATATTGATATTGATATTGATACTGATATTGATACTGATATTGATACTGATATAACGTCCCAAATTTCCGATCCCTCTCCAAAATCTAAATCTCTTCTCAACTCCGATTCTTTTAACGATGACGAATCTTTTGACAATGAACCTATTCCATTCCAAGAGCCTAAAAAACCAGACATACCAGAACAAGCTCTAATACTTTCAAAACTTATGGTATCTCTCCACAAAGAAACATGGGACAAGGGATATGCTGTATCCAACTCTCAAATCCAAGAATGGGCTAAGGATATCGAGAAGTTAAACAGGTTAGACAAAAGATCATGGGACGAGATTGAAGCAGTGATACGTTTCGTCAAAACCATGCCAGTCAGTAACGGATTTACCTGGGCAACAAATATTATGAGCGGTTTAAAACTACGAGAGAAGTTCCCAACGTTATTTGTTCAGGCTAATCAATCAAAAATCCCAAAAAATGATGACGTACCTTTGGCTGGAAATCTACGGACCGTTAACTCCAGTATATTTCTACCCGATGTCCTTGAGGCCTGGAGAGAAGTACCAGGAGCCCCAAGTCCAGGAGACCTATGGCGGTTCTCCAACCGATACGGGCGGGAGGTATTACACCTAACCGAAGGGATAGAGGGAGCCGACTATGTAGCAGCCATCAAGAACTACGGAGCCGTTCGCTCTATGCAAAACACCTGGTGGAATTCAAACCCAGATATAATGACCTGGACCCGTAAGCACCTAGACCGGTTCTTACCGGGAAATTACAACCAAAAAGACTATGAAAAAGAGCCAGAACCGGAAACATGGGACACCTTCATCGCAAAACAGGAGGCGGCACAATGAGCGAAAAAATTAAAGAGCTTTTGAGCTACTACAATAAGGCCCCCGACCCGATGATGTACAAAAAGGCTAACGAAACGATTGGACAGCTCTCTGAACAAAATCAGGAACTGGTTATAGACTGGATCCTCGAACACGTCCCAAAGCGAACTGGATTAGACGTACCAGGCATTAGGATAGCTATGGCTGAATGCGGATGCTCAGTCCCTACTCCAGATGAAGCCCCCAGGGAGTGGGTGTGCGATGCCTGCGGGCTTTCTTTCCAGAGGATTACAGTATCAAACACCGAGCTGCGGAAGCATGGGATACATGACTACTGTCCTCGATGCGGACTTTCCCCAACAGAGACAGAGAACGCCCGGTGGTATGCCAATAAAATCGGGAAGACACCCCCATGGTACGAAAAAATACGGGAAGAATGCCGGTCCTACCACATGCGCCCTGGAGTAAGACCACATTATGACAAAAAGGCCGACGAAGACTTTGACAAGGAACAAATGCAAAAAAAGATAGATCAAATGAAAGCCGAAGCCCAGTCGGAGGTCCGTAAGCTAACAGAAAGCAAGGAGGCCCTACACGCTTAGAAAATACAAAGTAGAAATACCCCGCTTGAATGAAGACGGAAAATTGATATATTTTACAGTCGAGGACTATCGCAAAACTAAGCGACAAAATGCTCGAAACCATGATACAATGGCAATAGAGGTTTTCAATGGCTAAAAAAAAATCATATACATATACGAAAGAGCAAACTGACTTTGTACGGTTTTATATAGAGCAACGGTTAACCCAAAAAGCAGAGGCATACCAGAGGGCATATCCAAATTGCAAGACATATAACAGTGCCGCTGCATCTGCAACAGCGCTACTAAAAACTCCTAAAATGCAAGCGCTCCTTACAGAGAAGCTCGAAGAGTCAACCGGTGAGCTGAAAGAACATATCGACTTTAAAATTTTGAAGATGTGGGTTACTCGTGCAAATTACGACGTAGCTGATATTCTTAATGACGACGGTTCCCTGGTTCGCCCAATGTCAGAGCTAAAGGTACTCGGCTTGTCAATATGTATCGATGGCGTGGACGTTCGTGTAGACAAGGACGGCAATGAACACCAATGCTATAAGCTCGCCGACCGCGATAAAGCGCAAGATCAACTTCAAAAGTATATCGGGCTTATCAAACCTCAACCTACCATCAATCTCAACGTCAACAAATCCGCTGAAGACCTAACACCGGAAGAAGAAGCGGAATACAAAAAGCACATGAAAGCGGCGTTCCCGCAATTAAGCGATAAGGAGTGAAAACATGAAATACCTTGTCCATTTTACCGCGTATGATTCGCATTATCCAAATCCAAATATCTTTCACGAAACGCTTGTCGTATCTGTAAAAGATATAAAAAAGATTGGAATCAAAGAGGGTATCGCTCGTAACATACGACAGAAACGCGGTTTTACAAGTGTGGTAATTGATAGCTGGGAACAAACAGAATAATGCTTACACCCTCTGAACTTGCTTTGGAAAAAGGGCTTGCCCGCGATCATCCCGTATTTTTCAATGCGATGAAGTATCATCGCACACACAAAAACCAGCGGTTAGACTTCATAAGTAACCCCTGGGCCGTTGATGTTTACCTCGATGAATCACCCTTCCAAGTGTTTATCAAATCTACGCAAAATGGTATTACCGAATACGAACTTATCCGCGACATTATCGAAGCAAGCTTGGGAAGAAATGTTTTCCATGTTCTACCGAACGATCAAATCCTACAGCGATATGTACATGAGCGATTCGATAAAACAACCGCACTAACCGCTCGATATGCCGCATGGTTAAAAGCAGGTACAGATAGCGTACACCTAAAACAAGTCGGTCCTGGAACCGTCGCCTATGTTGCGTCCGGTTCGACGTCTCAATTTACCGAGTTTGCCGCCGATACAATCATCATCGATGAAATGGACCGATGCGACATGGAGAACTTGCGCATGGCTCCAGAGCGTCTTTCGTATTCATCTGATCCAAAACAGCTTTGGGTAAGTAATCCCACAATCGTTGGTTACGGCATTGATGAACTGTTTGCAGAAACGGATCAGCTTCATTGGCATATAAAGTGTGATTGCGGTAACGTTGTTCATCCTGATTTTTTTAAACATGTAATGCGTGAAATTGATGAAGGTCAATACATGGTGATAGACGAAGACTGGGAACCTGGAAAAGACGCGCACATGATATGCGATAAGTGTGGGAGAAAATGGTCAAAGAATCAACCAGGAGTATGGATCCCATTGAACCCAGGTGCTTCCCGTCGAGGCCGGCACTTGTCTAAACTTTTCACGGCGCGTACTTCGATTGGAGAGTTGATACAAAACTTTATCGATGCTGAAAAAGATGATACGAAGATGACGCGGTTCTACAACGCAGACCTAGGGCTTGCGTTTACCGCCCCAGGTGCGAAAATAACCGAAGAAATGCTCGACGAATGTATAAGGGATTATCCGCAAGGAATACGTCCATCGGATGGTGTGTGTATAGCCGGTATCGACGTTGGTACGCAGTTTCATATCGTCATAGGGCACTTGGCGCCTGGGCTCCGAGGAATACAGGTTATCGACGCGCAAGCGGTACGGACACCTGAAGAGGTTATAGACCTACTCAAAAAGTACCGCGTGAGATCATTCGTTATTGACGCTATGCCTGAAATGAGGATATCCAGGCAGATTGCCAGTAGAGCCGGAGGCTATCGGTGCTTTTTCGCAAAAGGCAAAAAAGACCAAATTGCGAACGGGGACAACACAATTACGACGGACAGGACGCAAGCACTCGATAATGTCAAGGCGGCAATCGTAACCGGATCATTGCGTTTACCGATGAACGCGCGAACGATACCAGATTATTATGCACAAATGACGGCAAGTACAAGAGTATTTGACGAAGACGGAAACGGAGGTGAAGGAGAATTTAAATGGGTTGAAGGAAGCAAGGCGGACCATTTCTTGCTTTCCACTTGCTATCTCCTAATTTCAGCTAATTTACTTGTAGCAGGATCGAGATAGATAACTTGACAATACCTTGAAATAGGGTATTATTAAATAATCCACAAAAGGGGATATGATGTTTAGCATACCTGCCTATAGTTCAGATTTATCAGCCTTTAACGGTCATTCAACCGACAATAATAAACGCGGTATACAAGTCTATTCTTCCACTTCGGTTGTCGGCATAACCGGAACCGGAAAAAATGGCCAGCAACTTCAAGGGCTTATCGAAGTACCGCAGTATGGACTTTCAATCCAGGATCGCGAAGAGATTGCCAAACGTTGTGATGCGGTCTTCGGCGTTGTAACTGGACGTATGCAACGTATTGCCGGCCTTGAGTGGTCAGTCCAGCGTGAAAGCAAGCAAGAAGATCGTATTGAAACATGGCTTAAACAATGTAAGCAGATATACGACGAATACGCTAATGCAACCAGTCCGCGATATATTATCATTCGTTTTAAGATGGTTCAAAACATTTTGACGAAACTTCCAGATTGTTTACCTAATATGTCAAACTTCGACGCGTCTCTTTTACGATGGAAAAAGCGTATCGAACAAATGAACGATGACGCAAGTACAGAGATTGAAGATTGGTTACACACTCCAAATGCGCAAGATAACTTTGACGACTTTATTAAAAAATGGGTATTCGACCTGCTTGTCCATGCAGGAGCCGCCGCTTATAAAGAGTACAAGGACGGACGCCTCGAAAACTTCTACCCGATTTTAGGCGGTTCGGTACAACCGTTGAAACCGCGCTTTGTCGGTCCTGAACGTGCGTATGCTCAAATAGTTCCTGGAATGGATCCGAAGATATACTTCCCTGATGAAATAATGTGGTCAACATATATGCCTACATCCGGACTTGGCAATGGGCTTGTCCCTCTTGAAGCGCTTGTCAACAAGGTTGCGGAAACTCTTTTCTTCGATCAGCGAGCCGCTAACATGGCAGATGGAACCGTCCCGACTGAAAAACTTGCGGTCTTCGGTGGAGAAAAAATGCCGTTCGGTTCGCTCAACGGAGACGAAGCCCCGGAAATCCCGCTTGAGAAAGCTGAAGAGTCCCGCCTTGAAACGCTCTTGAATGAACCGCGAAAGAATGCAATTCGTGTCTTATCTGGTTACGGTACACCTGCAATTCTTGACTTGACCCGTTCTGAAATATTCAAAGATCAAAGTGAACGTCAACGGTTTATTCGTGAATCAGTAGCGTTTGTGTTCGGGGCCTCAAACATGGAGGTGAACCTTTCAGGAAGCGAACAGACAAGCGGACGGTCTACCAGTGAAGCGCAAGCGAGTATTGAACGTGAAAAGGGTATTTATCCAATCGTCAAGGATATCGAGAATGACTTGAATACCCAGCTCATTCCATTCCGCTTTGGTTCCGGATATATTTTCCAGTACAAATCTGGACTGTCAGAAAAAGAGCAAGCAGAACTTGACCAGGCAAAGATGGCGACGGGAACATATTCGATCAACGAGGTACGCTTGACCCGTGGAGATGAACCATTATCAGGAGAACAATACGATCAGCCTGGACAATCACAAGGAAGTCAGGGTATGCAACCAGACGGAAGCAAATTTAATCCCTTGAACATAAGGAGCATGTAAATGAAATCTTGCCCACAGTGTGGAAGACCTGAAAATGAAATCAGCATGACAACTAACGCGTTGAATGTCGATGACAACGCCGTGTTTTGTTCTTGCGGATTTACTGGAAAGTATGGCGACTTGAAAGATGACGGGAAGAAGGCAAAGTCTTCTGCACGAAAGAAACTTGAGGAAGAAGCAACGTCGCTTGAAATTACGTTTGACGATTCAATGTCCGATGACGCCATCATTGCGCTTATTGATGCGGCAAATTCCGCAATCAAGGCGGCTGATGAAGAACAAACAGGTGAGGCTTCAAAGTAATGACAATTCCCGATCGTCCACTTTCGACCTCCGAAGTGCAAGCATTATCTTTACCGCTTCAAAACGACCTAACCGCTATTTTTGGCGTAATAGGTGATGAAGCGGATAGATTACTTGATAAAGCGGTAGCTGAAGGATGGACGCCGGACGAATTGATTGACGCGATTGTCAGAATGATCGACGGTGATAATAGAGCGCCTGAAACGGTAGCCGTTGGACCAATGGGTCAAATTGAAATCCTTCAAGACGTGAAAAAGAATCTCGAAGCGCTTGCAGTTGCAATGGGGAAACACAATGCCCGTATCTAAACCGAAACCAAATGAGAATGAACAGGATTTTGTATCCCGCGTTATTCCAGAATTGATCAACAGCGGAAAACCTAAAAAACAGGCGGCGGCTATTGCTTATTCCACTTTTCGAGATGCAAAGAATTCTGTAAAAAAAGATGCCGGTCAAGGAATCATCGATCCCGAAGAGTTGCGCATGGGTACGAAAGATGAAATGGAAGAACACGGGTTATCAATTTCTCAAGCAATGAAAATTGCAACAGACCATTTACGAAAGAATGGAGCATATTATACCTTATTGAAAAAGGCTGGTCTTTAATGGCCAAAGTTCATTACGATCGTCTTAAAAAAACTTACTCGAAACAAATCCGAGCCGGTGATTTTTCTGGTGTTATGAATGACATTATTGCGAACAATCATCAATCGATTCAGAATGCCGTTGCGCGTGTCAAGGTGGACGAAATGAACCGAGCCGCCGTTAAAGTGCGACGATCTTCCACGAAGCAGTTAGTCGTTCCCACACTTGAAGAGGTATTACCAAAGCGCTCTGTTTTTATCCGCAAAGGTCAAGAACAAGGGCGGCTTATGACTGACACATTACGAGACAAACTTACAAAAGACTTGCGCGAATCTGTTGCTGAATTCCTAAAAACAGGTCAAGGTTCGATGCAGTATAAAAAAGGTGAAAAACGCGGAACGATAAACCCGAAGTTAGTTGCACAGTTCCGTAACAAGATAACCGATACGTTCGCCGGATACACGAAACCTGGAGCAACGGGAGTACCGCCGAATATCGAAACAATAGCTAGAACGGAAGTGCGATCAGCTATCGACGATATAAAGCACACGTTTAATACGAGACTGCAAGAACGTAACCCTGGGCGCATACAGATTGTCAAAACATGGGTACATCATCCATCATTGTCGAAAGAACCGAGGGAGAACCATGCTATATTAAACGGTCAGACAATTCCAATAGACGCGCATTTTTCAGTACCGCGTACACAATGGGTCAAAGGACGTGGATTATCAATTACGGGAACGACGCTTATGCTTCATCCGCACGATCCTTCAGCTCCGATTGATCAAATTGCGTCGTGCAATTGTGAATGTACGTATGAAACACGAATATTGTAATTACACTTGACAATTTACATAAAAGGGTTATAAGGTTAAAGAGATGGAAAAGACGAAAGTATATTTCGACTTTAGGCAAAAAAAACTAGACTCTGGACTGTATGCCGTAGAGAAAGATTTAGGCGATGGTCAAAAACATCGCTATCTTGAAGGCATTGCCAGCGGAATATACGTCGATGGACACGGCGAGAGAATGACTCCGCATTGTATCGAGTCGTTTCAATCGCAAGCGAAGAGTGGAACTATCCCTCTTTTTTCTGGTAAACATGGAGTTGATTTTGCTGATGACATTGGTATCTTGGTTGACGCAAAGATACTCGACTCCGGAGAATGGTGGACTTCTTTCCGTCTCTACGATGAATCTGATAAAATGGGCCCTGCGACTTTGGAAAAAGCCGACAAAGTATGGCGTCAGTCTATGGGAATTGCCCCATATACGAAACCAAAAAATCGTGGCTTTTCCATTGAAGGTGATATACCTGAAGGCGGTATAAAGTCAGTTGATGAAATGGGCCGTCGTGTTATGGATGACGTGAAACTTGAGGGTGTGGTACTTGTCGAACGCCCCGCGTATCAAGCGTCCGTAGCGTATGGTGTTTACAAAGCTCTTGGAGTAATGGCCCCGTGGTCAGTACGCAAGAGTTTGCAAAGTTCTTTAGAATCGAAAATGCAAGCGGCGGGAGCGCGTGAAGAATACTGGAAAAAGTATTACCAGCTTCAAGATGCTCTTGACTCCGAGATTAAGCGCATAATGGCCGATTCAGTTGAACCGGAAAATGAGCTTTCCGATCTCTTCGTGGAGTATTCCAAAGTTGCAGTTTCATTGATTCTCGAATATCCTCAAATGTACAAAGACGAAACCGATGAAGTATCACCGGATCAGTCAGTACAGAAAAACCAGTCCCGGTCCGTGTCGGTCCTAAAGGATCTGGAATCTAATTTACGGCTACTCTTGGAAGTCAAGAAAAGCCAAAAAGGAAACCAACTATGAAACCAGGAACCAGTGTACAAAAAGACATGGGACCGGAAGAGCATGCGCTACTCGCCAACGTCGCCGCCCTTATCGAACAACTCCAATCATCCGCGGGTGCGGCCCCTCATGCAGAACCCGACCTTGACAACCAGGGTGGACCTTCCGACAATGATGCGGACAACAATCCCGGAGTAATGAAAGGTAGTGAACAGGGAACTACTCCAGCCGAACCGCAGTCTGTTATGAACCCGAAAGCCGCGCCGAAAGATAAGGGCATGGCTCCTTGGGAAAGTGATGAAGTGAAAAAGGCTTTTGCTACTATAGCGAAGTCTATTCAGGCGTCTGACACCGACGGAGTTACCGCGAGCGATGATGGAGAGACGCGAGCTGAAGAGCTTGCCGATACCGATCAGAAAACCGTGAACGAAGTTGCGAAAGCGCTTATGAAGATTATGGGTAAGAAAACCGTCGCGAAGTCCGCGAATGATAACGAACTCACTTCAGTAGTAAAGAGTCTTTCAGCCCAGGTTGCACAGCAGGGCAATGTTATCGCCGAAATGCTTGCTGGTATCAATGCCGCGTCAGGATATTCTGCTCCCATCGTAAGTCAGGTGCAGAAATCGCAGGGTAACGCTCCGTACAACGGTGGAAACATGGTTGACGTTATCACGTCTTCCGTTGCGAAAGCTCTGATGGAAGCCGGCCAATTCCGACAGTCAGATACCGGTATTCCCGTGGCGAAAGGTTTTACTCGTAGCGAAGTGGACAATGGAGAGGCTATTCGCAGTTTCGCCGATGGTATTTCCCATGATCCGGTATTCGCCGAAAAATGGAATCTTCCGAAGTAATGTAATTCAAGCGGGCCTCATGTCGTGAGACAGCATGGCCCGTATTTTTAATCTTAACGTCGAGATGACGTAAAGGACAAGAAAATGTTTCAGGGAAATCAGAATCCTAACCAGTCATATCAGCAAGGGGCTATAAGCTCCCTTGTACAGAAAGCGTTGACTGCCACAACCGGATCAGCCCAGGCTCTTACCCCTCAGCATCTTGAGAAACTCATCACTACCACGGTTGTACGGCTTTTGCCAGAAATCGCGGTAATCGATCCGACTTTTGACGCGCAGAGGTATCACGAGTTCAACCGACTCACTTCGCTTCCTACCGGCCAAGGTGCAATCGGTGAATCCGCCGTTACACCGATCAGTCAATCAACTTACGAACGCACTGGACGCGTTCTCAAAGTTACCCGTGCGAAGGGTGCCGTGTCGAACTTCCTTATGGATGCGTCGAAGGGTTACGTTGACGCGCTTTCCATCGAAATGGAAAATCACGTCCAGGCTCATGCCTACAATCTGGTATTCCAGATTCACTACGGAAACGATCAGGCTGACCCATACATGTTCCCAGGCCTTGATACCTTCATTCAGACCAACCGAAATGCGACCGCTATTTCCGGTGTTCGCGGTGGTACGGTTCCGACCGATCTTTCGTTCCTTGACGATATGATTGATATCAATAAATCATACCAGGG